GTACGGGTTTGCGGTAGTAGTGAACTCCCAAAGTTGTGCTGACCGTTGGAATCCCCTGGTAATAGAGATTGCTGCCCTTCACACAGACCCTATAAACCTCTCCCGCCTCAGACAGATTGAGTTGATTTATCTGCTTGATGAACCGGCTAAAGGCGTAATAATCCCCGCCTCTAGGAGGAAGTATCTGATAGTTTGTATTGTCGAATACGTTGAACAACCCGCGCTGGTAATCTCCGGGAAGGGGAACACAGGGAAGCATCGTATCGGTATTCACCGTGCTACAGGCGTAAAGGTCCGGGAGCGGTGGCGATACTTCCCCGTTGGGCATTCGGATACCCGCCGCGATATTAGATACCGCGTCGTTAATCTGCTCGGTTAGATACTGGTCGTTGTAAGCGGCGTCCTGAAGGATATTTTGAATCGCCGTGACCAATGAACTTAAAGTCGCCATGATCTATCCTTCAAAAGCCCCTCCCCCGTCCAAAGACAGGAGAGGGGAAGAGGGGTTTACGCTTCTTTTGCGGCTTGGGTGACTGCGGCGGTGTCGTCAAAGAAAATATTCACGACAACCGCTACGGCATTCCCGCCGGACGGGGTAACAGTAATGACACCGTTAGCCACCGTGGAAGATGCGGGGTCGAAAATCAACTGACCGTTCGTGGTATCAGGCACACCGGTTTCAACGACCTGACCCGCCAAGGTAACTGCCGTCACTACATTGACCGACGTACCGGCCCTGGCTACCGTAACGATATTGGAGGTGGTTACGGTTGTCTGCCAACAAGCGGTTACTTTTGCCACCGTGCCCCGAACGGGTGCCGGGATATAGGTCGCGGTGTTGGCCGCGATTAAATACGATAAAGTTTTCATGCTGCTTTCTCCTTAAAGGTTATTTGTTAAGCCGCCGGGTAAGCGACAGTCAATCCGTTGGGAGCCGTGGCAGAGGTAATGGCCGCGTAATTCCCCATCCATACATCGCCGGTAGCCTGCTGGTAGAGGGTATTAGTGTAAGCGCCGCCAAGGGTGCATTTCGTAACGAGATTTCCCCCCGCGCCCGTGCCAGAAAGATTAATCGCTTTTCCCGTCGTGACCGCACCAATGGCCCCCGATGCCAGCACGCCGTTAATGAAATGCTTATTCCCTTCAAGTAAACAGTTTCTTCCAGGGAGAACGATGTCATTTGTGCAGCTATTAAAGGTGTTGTTCTTGATCTTCCAGGAAGAGAACAACGCGTTGCTTGCCGCAACACCATAAATGGCATACCCATTGGTAAGCGTGTTCATGTAGATGAACTCGTTATCGCTCAATTCCACGTTGTCGCAGGTATCCGCCGGGGCATATACACCGCAATACGAATTGGCCTGGCCCTGGAATCTGTTATTTAGAATCCGGGCGTAGGGGGCGCTTCCCAACTTAATCCCAGAGGGAATGCCCGAAGACGTGTAAACCACCGGCCTAAATTTGAATCCATATACAAGAAGGTTGGCCGCGTTGAGATACAGGCAGAACGAACCGGCAACCGTCGGGGCGGTCCATACTGCATCTGCGGGGCCAGTCCCGACGTTAATTATCTTTAGTCCCGCCAAAGACACAGTAACGGCTTCGCTGAAGGAACCCTTGCAGAGGATCGTGTCACCCGCCGAAGCAACGGCGACGGCCTCCGCAATGGTCAAAAAGGGATAATTCCATGACTTTCCGTTGCCGGAAGTCGTGGTTACAATCCCGCCCGCGCTATTCACATACCAGATTTTGCCTGGACATTCGTTAAGCAAGAAATCCGTGATGGGACGGGTAGCCTGATTGCCCCCGACGGTACATACTCTTTCGCCCATGATGTTACTCCTTTTACGGGGACGCGATCTTTGCGCCTGCCCTGGTTGTGCCTGGCCTTACCGGCAAGCGGCAAGGCCTGGCGGTTAAATTACACAGGTTCCGTTAATCCAGTGTGAAGGATCTGCATCTTCCGATTGGAGCAATACAGGTTCCCTCTCCATCGGGTATCCGCCGTGATCACGTCCGGCTGGCCCAGAACGGTCTTTGCCATCCATACGGGCTTCGTGAAGCTATAGTCCTTGTGACTTCGGAGGCTGAGGAAGTTCAGGTTAAGCGCGTAAAAATACCCGGAGGAAATGTACGCATCTCCGCAGATCGGGGCACCCTTGTGGACGATGTTATCCCAACCGGCTTCAACCATCTTCGACTCAACGTATCTCTGTTGAGGATGGAGTGACCGCTCGTAACCGTCTCTCAGGGTTTCCGTGGTGATACAGAAGTTCGGTTTATACTGCTTGAAATCACCCATCGCGGGGGTGCGGAAAATCTTCTGCAACACTTCAAAGGAAATCGCTTCGGCGGTAGTAATGACGTTGGCTTTCCAATCGGCCATATCGTCCTGCTTGATAGCGCCGTACGCCGTGGAGGTCGTGGTATTGAAAAGATCGCCCAGACCATTGATTCTCGTGGAATCCGCTGCGGCGGAAATGATATCAGACGCCATCTGCACGCGGGCCGCTTTCTTGATAGCGTTCATGTAAATCTTGGTCAGATCGATGATCGCCTCGTCGCCGGTGTTCTGTGTCAGATCGTCGAGGTTCAGGGTGTTGGACCCGTAAATACCACCCCAGCCAAAACGGGCCGCGTCCACAATGTCCTGTTTGGACTGGTTAATGATTGTGGTGGCACCGTACCCGCCGGAGTTGGCCGTGCCGTATTCCAGGGGCACTTTGACCATCAACCCGCCGTCAACGACTTCGTGGGGCTGGACTTCCCAATTTACCCGGTCGATGGCGTTTCCCATCAACTTAAAGAGAAGCGCGGAGGCTTTGTTAACGATGTCCTGCGGTTCGGTGTTGAGCCAGTAATACTCCGTGGTGGCGTTTAACTGATTAAGTAAAGACGACATAATTCTTATCTCCTATTCTTGAATAGGCGGGACCTTTAGCCCGTCTTGGCGGATTGAAGCGCCGCCATGAGTCCGGCATCAAACTCCCTGCCTGTTGCTTTTGGTTGTTTGGTCTGCTGCTGTCCGGTCCCTTGTCCTTTGACAATAACCCTGCCAGCATCATCCTTGCCCTTGTTGAGGTCGATCAGCTTTTTGTACTCCGCGTTTTCCTGCTCAAGCGCAGTGGCCTTTGTTGCGACATCATCACGTTGAATCTGATAAAATGCGCTCAAGGGGTCGTGCATACCGGTTCTGTCATTGGCGATGTACTGCTTGATTCTCGCCTGCATTTCCGGCGTGTTGAACGTGGGGTTTTCGCGGTAGAATGTATCTTGGGAGGCTTTCGCGTCCCGCTCGCTCAGTTCTTTTTTGAACAGGTTTCCGGCGGCGCTCAGGGTTTTTTCATGCTGGCTGACAGCCGCAAGATTGGCGATCTTATCAACCAACTCCGCTTGCTTTGAGGAGTAGTCGGAATCCATGGGGTCAAGCCCTTTAAGTTCCTTCTTCGCCGTAGCCATCTCTGCGCCATAATCAACGCTTGTGGCCTGCGGCGCTGCCTGCCCCCTAGTAAGATGCTCCTTAAGGGTTTGCGCCAGTGTTTCCGCCTGACTGCTTAGAGTCTCTTTGTCCTTTCGGAGAGAACCAAGCTCATTTCCCTGTTCGCCCAGCTTCTTTTCAAGACTCTGATACGCCGAAGCTAGTTCCTCTGGGGTCTTGAAAGACGTTCCGGCAATTCCCTGTTCCGTGCTTGCTGATCCATTTTCCTCTGCCATTTTCCATTCTCCTTTTCTCGGAACCGCTTAGATTTTCAGCTACCCTTGCGGACTGAATGAACGGTCTGCCCGACGCTTTGAAATGGTTTAAAAAACAAAAAAGCCCAGAGCCACGGCACCTTGCGGTGTTATCGTGAATCTGGGCTTCGTAATCCCTTACGGTGTACGGTGTAAGGTTATTCAGTTCCCTGTTATGGG